GAGCATAAGCAATGCCAACTGTATATAAGGTATTAGGACAATCAAACCCTGCGGCTACTACTGCCACAACTCTTTACACAGTGCCAAGTGCTACCAGTGCAGTTGTATCTACACTTAGTATTTGCAATTTATCTACAACACCAGCCACATACCGTATTGCGGTGCGCCCAGCGGGTGCAACATTGGCTGCAGCTCAATATGTTGCCTACGATGCAACCCTTACTTCAAACAACACGATCACGCTGACAATCGGTATGACACTTGCAGCAACAGATGTAGTAACAGTTTATGCTTCAACTGCTAATCTATCCTTCTCTTTGTTTGGAAGTGAGATCGCCTAATGTCAATTAACTCAATCAATCAGAATCTTAATTGGCCTGATGGAGCTACAAACCTACTTGTAAGCGGTCAATCAACAACAGGCACTTACACCTACCCAACCACGCTTACCGCTGGTATTTATGCAGTAAAGGTTGCTTCGCTTAACAAAGACACAACTGGTGCATACATTATCGCAACGGCTAACAATCAGAATGAGCCAATTCTTAGCGGCGCAACTGGGTACATAAACCTTACTTCAAATGAAACTTCATTTGTTATTCGACCAATGGGCGGCTCACCAACAACATATACCCCGTTATTTCAAACAATCAGCACCGTTTTGCCTGTTGCCATGTACGGCGTTGCTTTTGGTGGTAGCAGGTATGTATTCATGGGGTACAACGCATCAAGTCAACTGCAAGTAACCAATGCTGGTAGCTTGTTTGGCGCTTGGACAAATACAGTAAATTCTGACATTCAAACAGACCCTAGCGTAGTTTACGGAAACGGAAAGTTTGTTGTTGCCACAACAAGCGGTGTTACTTCATCAACTGATGGAATTACTTGGACAAACACTCAAGTTACTGGCGCTATTGGGTCTAACAATGCCATTCAAATAAATGGACTTTTCCACGCTAATAATCTTTTCTTTGCGGTTACAAATGGTTCAAGTTTGTACACATCAACAAATGCTACTACTTGGACTACTGTTTATTCCAATTTTGGCGCAAACAGAGCAATTAACCAAGCGGTGTACGCAGACAGTAAATATACAGCCGTAGGTGCAAACGGTTCTATTGGTTCGGTTGGCTCAGATGTACGCAGTTGGTTTATGGCAAATGCAAGTTTTGGTTCATCTGCGGTCAACACAATCTTTAATGGCAACGGTTTGTATGTTATTGGTGGCGCTGGTGGTCAGTTACGCACATCAACTGATGCAATAACTTGGACAACTAGAACTTCAGGTTTTGGTTCAACTGCAATTAATGAAGTAACATTTGGAAATGGCATTTGGGTTTCTGTCGGTGCTTCAGGTCAGTTGCGTTCATCAACCGACACAATTACTTGGAGTACCCGTACCTCTCAGTTTGGTTCATCTGCAATTAACGGTGTTGTTTATGGCGCTGGTATTTATGTGGCAGTCGGCGCTGGTGGTCGCATGACCAGTTCAACTGATGGCACAACTTGGACTGCGGTTACTACATCAGGTTTTGGTAGTTCGGCAATTAACTATGTGACTCATACAAATGGATTGTTTGTTGCCGTTGGCGCAGGTGGGCGTATTTCATCATCAACTGATGGAGCAACTTGGACTGGTGTAAATGCTGGTACTGCAATTTATCAAGCTGCAACTTATTTTAACGGTAACTATATTGTGGCAGGTTCAACAGGTAACATTTGGGCATCAACCGATCTTGTAACTTGGACTCAAAGAACTTCAAACACAACTGCTAATGCATTTACCCTTGTTCATAATGGAACAAATCAAGTATGGACTGGTGGCACAAACGGATTAGTAAATGTTTCAACTGACGGAATTACTTGGTCAGGAACGACTTACGGAAATCCAAATCAAACTGCAACTTATTACCAAGCCGCCTATGGCAATGGTCGTTATGTTATTGCGATGACCACAGCTTTAGTGACCATTTCAACAGACGGCGTAAATTGGTCAACGACTGCATCACCATCAAGCGGTGTCAATATGGCTTATGGTCCTACTACTGGATTTATGTTTGGTGATGGTAGTGCAAGTTGGTTCACATCAACTGACGGCATTACTTGGGCAACTGCTACTACCACTCAATCAATTTCTCCAAGAACAAACAAATTGACTTACTTCACAGACAGGTATGTCTCTTTAATTAACGGTGCTGCTCAAAATTATTATTGGTCAACCAACGGAGTACTTGGACTTCGGTAAATACAACAACAAGTGGCGCTTCTCAGATAAGTCAAATGGCTTATGACGGCACTCGCTATATTGTTGTAAATCAAATTTCAGAAACTTCAACAAGCACATCGTTGGTATCAGGTTGGGGAAATACAATTAGCCCAACTACTGCATCAAATGCTTTAGTGGTAAATGGTAACAATATACTTTTTGGTTCAGGGGCTGTTTTGTACCGCTCAACTGACGGTGCTGCTTCTTGGGCAACGATTACACCGAGTGCATATTCAAGCGGCAATTATTATGATGCTGTGTATGGCGGTGGCAATTATGTATTTGCAACTAACACCGTATTTGCATCAACCGATTTTGTAAATTGGTATTCACAATCAGGGCTTGCATTTGGCAGACTTACTTATGGTCAGTATGCAGGTACAAACATTTTTGCTGGTATTTTGAATAGTAGCAGCGCAAGACCTTTGTATTACAATCTTGGTAGTGATTTTACAACAGGTTGGCAACAGGCAGGAACAATCTTTGTTTCAGCGCGAACAGCCACAGGCGTTGGAATTGTCGGCAACAGAGTATTTGTTGGTGGGTCGGGCGGTTATATTTCTTCATCTAATGGTGCAAATCTTTCATCAACTTTTAATGAAGTTGCTACACCAAACTTTGAAGCGTATTGTTTTACTGGGTACGAGCGCAATTACTACGCTTTTGGAGACACAGGCAAGTCTTATTTTTCAAGCGATGGTTCAACTTGGCAGCAATTTTCAACTGGTCTTGGTGATGTAAGCATTTACACGGCAACATATTCAAACGGATTGTTCTTAATTGCTGGCGCTGGCACTCAAATGGCTACATCAACCAACGGTGTAACTTGGACATTGGTGAATTCAACGCCTTCAACTATGTATAGGCAAGCCGTTGAAAATGGAACTTACTATTTCAGCGGTAATGGCCCAACGGTATATAAAACAACAAGCTCTTATCCAATGTTTTATTCCATCTATGGGGTAAATCCAAACACTATCTAAACGGGGGCAAAATGGAAACACAAAAAGTAGATGTAATAATCTGCACGCCAGGCCATTCAGTAATGTCGCAATACTTGAGATCATTGCTTGCAACGACTCAAGAACTTAACAAGCGTGGCATTACTTGGGCATTTTCTAACGAGTATTCAAGCAATGTTGCTGATGCCCGTGAGATGACCTTGAACGGGGATAACCACAACTCAATCAAGGAACAGCGCCCATTTAAGGGAACTGTTGAATACAAAAAGCTATTTTGGATTGATTCAGACATTGCTTGGACACCTGAAGATTTTATGAAGTTGTACGAGTCAGATAAAGACATTGTTTCGGGTGCTTATTTGCTGGCAAGTGGTGAAGTAACTGCCTACAAAGAACGACTTGGTAAGGCATACCTTTATGATGAAGTAAAGGAAATGACTGAACCAGTCCAAGTTCACGGTATCGGTTTTGGTTTTGTTGCAGTCAAACAAGGCGTATTTGAATCACTTACTCGCCCCTGGTTTCAAGCTGCAATCGTTACAATGAAAGATGCCGAGAGTGGCGAAGATTATCAATTCCCGCTAATGGGTGAAGATATTTCTTGGTGTGAACGAGTATTTCAGGCAGGATTTGATGTTTGGTTTGACCCAACAGTTCAAGTCACGCATCACAAAATGGTTAAACTAACTTGGGAAGGGATAAAGCCTTAAATGTCAGATCGCTATAAGTACGAAATTGATGAAGCCAATGCAATCCGTGTTTGGGATAATGAACTTCCCAACGAATTAGGCGCACCGTTTTTATTCCAACCAGTTCACCCTGACGGCACCGAATGGGCTGATAGGGCTGATGCTGAATCTTGGGTTGTTGAATTCATTGAAGAAATGTTAAAGCCACCTGTTGATGAAGATGAAGAAATCATTGAGGATGCTGAAGTAATCGAATAACTAACAGATTCGGGGGAATCAATGCGTTTTCATATTGTGGCACTGCCACACACACAGGTAACAAAAGAGTATGCAGGGTGCGCCTTTACTGAAAAGGTGCGCCGCTTTTGCATAATGATGCACAATCTAGGTCACGAAGTATTTTTGTATGCTGGCGAAGAGGTTGAAGCACCTGTTACTGAACTCATTACCTGCGTATCAAAGAAGCAACAAGAGGCAGCACTTTACGGCGTAGCTCACTACACCCAGTTCCCGTTTAACGGGTGGCTTTGGGATAAATTCAACGCTAAGGCAATTGCTGAAATTGCAGATCGCATTGAAAAGGAAGATTTTATTTGCTTAATTGGTGGCAGCGCACAAAAGCCAATTGCCGATGCCTTTCCTGCCCATATGTCGGTTGAGTTTGGCGTTGGCTACGGCGGTGTGTTTGCCAAGTTTCGTGTGTTTGAATCCTATGCCTGGATGCACTCAATCTATGCAGGGTGGAAAAACCCGACAACGGCAGATGGCCAGTTCTACGATGCGGTCATTCCAGGGTATTTGGAACCTGAAATGTTCCCATTAGGCGATGGGCAAGGTGACTACTACCTGTTCATTGGTCGGTTGATTGATCGCAAGGGTTATCGCATTGCTCAAGAAGTCTGCCAAAGATTAGGCAAACGGCTTATCTTGGCAGGGCCTGGTGAGCAAAGCGGGTATGGCGAGTTTGTTGGGTCCGTTGGACCCGAAGAACGCGCAAAGCTAATGGGCGGTGCCATTGCCACATTTGCACCAACACTTTATGTAGAACCTTTTGGAAATGTAGTAATCGAATCACAGGCTTGTGGCACGCCAACAATCACAACTGATTGGGGTGCATTTACAGAGAACAATCCTGATGGGATTTCAGGCTTTAGGTGCCGTACTTTGGCTGAATTTATGCAGGCAGCCGAAGGGGTCAAATACCTAGATCGCTCCAAAATCCGCAATCGTGCCGTTTCGCTCTACAACCTTGATACTATCGGCCTTCAATACGAGGCATACTTTCAGCGATTATTGACCCTTTGGGGCGATGGCTGGTATGAAATGGGGGATGCAAATGGATAGAGGCGAAGTATTAGATGAAGCCAAACGCCTTACTTATGGTGATCGCAATGTTTCCTACGATGAACCACGCATTAACCATAAGCGCATTGGCGTTTTATTAGGAATTGTTTTAGAAAGATATGTTGAAACGGCACAACCAGGCGATGCAGTTCCACCCGAAGTTGCAGCTTTATGTATGGCAGCAATGAAACTTGCTCGACTATCTGCAATGCCAACGCATCTTGATAGCGCAATAGATTTGGCGGCTTATGCTGCAATTTGTGCTGAACTTGCAACACATATAGATTAACTCTTAGGCGCAAAACGCCCCCATAGAAAAACCCCCTGCAGCCGTTCCTGCAGGGGGTTTTTCGTTTCTTAATTATTTGATGTATTCACGCAATGCTTGAATGATGATTGCGGTGGCGGTGGTGCCTTCATTTCGCGCTTTTTCTAATGCTAACTGCCACAAGTCAGCATCAATGCGGATTGATCTAAGTGGGGTCATAGAACCACACACTCAGTCATTGAACCCCAACACCAGCCAAGAAACTCAGCGCTAGGTGCATCAATGCCAACCCACCAAAGGTTGCTGGCAACTTGCCAAACTAGGATGATGCCAATTGCAATTGCAACTGCTCGCATACGCTTGCCACGCTTTGTAATCATCTTAACGCTCCAATTCTTCAATGTGGGCAATGGTCAGGGCAGAGTTCACAATTGCCCTGCGAAGTGATTGCTTCATCTCATCAAAATCGCCTGATTCACTTGCTTCATTAAGATCACGGCTGATTTGATACATAGTGTCAGCAATATCAATTACCAAAGATTTCATAGCACCCATTTTATTTATTCTCCAAATTCGCTAGGTATGCCTCAAAGCAAGGCAGGCATAAGTTGACCTTCATAACTGATTCAAATGTTTCTTTGCAGGCATTGCACTTGCAGGTGTAGTTGGTTGAAAACATTACTCACCTATTTCTTCAAGTAGCGCTGAAAGCATCTCAAGGTGCCATTGTTCTTGCTGGCGTTCATTACAGGCATTTGCTTCTTTTGCTTGTTCCAAGTGGTAATCAGCAACATCTTTTAGTTTCATTATGCACCTACCCATTCTGTAATAACTTCGGAATGATTTAAGTCATAATGCTTTGTAACTGAATTATCTCTTTTTGATTTAATCTTTATGTGTTCTCCACATTCGGTGCAAATCTTGCCCATAAAATCGCAACAATTTGAATCATCGCAAAAAGATGCGTATGGATACATTTTTACAGATGGCTTTGTCATTATGCACCTACCTTTCCAAGTAGTTCTTGCAAGCGATTTTGTAATGCAACTGTATTTGCTGATTCAAGATCAGCAACGATATTTTCACCAATGAGTTGAACTAAATGTGAACGCTTGATGTATTCTATTTTTGAATATGCACCAAGATTGCCGTTTTTCAAAATCAAATGAAAACGAAGAAAGAAACTGTGATGAATACCTGAATTTGCATATTCATTGCCAACACTTAGATTAGTTGACAACTTGATGTAATCAACCATTACTGTTTTTGTATCTGAAAAATCATAGTTCAATGGAATATCTTTAACTTCGTCAAGCTGAAATACTGCAATTGATGAAAAAGAAACATCTGCATCTGTTGTGATTGATACTGTATTTACTGACATTTTGTTATCCGTTCTTTTGGGGCCGTTCCCCATTGAGATAAACTTAGCACCTGTATATACATATGGGCAAGATTGACCCCCAAGACACATAACGATTTGATAACAGTATTTGGGCGTGTTAGGCTCAAATCTAGGCGTGGGAACCCGAAGAAATTGGGGAATTGCTAGGGTTTCCACGCCTTTTCACGCCTTGCCCTACACTTGGCCAATGACCACGCTAATAGCCTTTCAGGGGCCTGATTTTGCCATTTTAGGGGCAGACTCTCAGGTGACCGATGGGGATAAGCGCATAATCTCACCCAGCACGCCCAAGATTGTGAAGCTGAAAAAGTATTTGCTGGCAGTAAGCGGTGACTGCAGGCCAGGGGATATTCTCACCTACAACTGGACACCGCCCGCCTTTGATGGCACCAATCCAGTTACCTTTATGGGTCGAAAGATCATTCCAAGCATCATTGCGGCATTTAAGTTGCAGGGATTTGATTACACTAAAGAAGGAATCAGTTACTCATACCTGTTGGCTTTTGCTGGCAATGTTTTTGAAATTGGCGATGATCTAAGCGTTACTCAATCCGCCGATGGACTGTACGGGGTTGGCTCAGGCAGTGCCTACGCGCTTGGCGCATTGGCGGGGCTGGTGCCAAATGTCGGCAGGGCAGAAATCATCAAGGCGTTAGAGATTGCCGCTAAATACGACATTAACACGGCTCAACCTTTTCAGATTGAAGTTCAGCGAG